ATCCTGAGGCAGATTATCCAGCTCATACTGGATGATGGACTCAAGAGTGACTATGATGATTGATGAAGGAATGCCATCCTTATGCGCTTCAACAACCGCGCCCATAAGCTGCTCTTCCATTGTCGCAATCGAGGCGTCTATATCGCGTTTCTGCGAGAAATCCACCTCTATTATTTTCTTATCGCTCAAAGCGTTGGCATCCCCGGAGCCGCATTATCAATCATCTCTTTTTCATCCTCTTTCGTTGAGCCCGGAGCGTACAAACCAGCTTTGTTGAAGTTATGATGAAGCGTATCATAGCTGATCACATTGCCCAAGTAGGCTTGCATGTAGGCTTGTATGTCCTGAGCGGTCATCGAATAAGGCAAGAATTCACGATTCAGTTCAAACTTCACATCCTCCGGATCATGGCCGTTCCATTCAGCCAGCCATTTCAATGATTGCGTTAATCCGTTACTGATCGTTGTGGCTATATCGGCAAGCACAGACTCTTCACCTGCCTGCTTCCTTTCCCATGCTGCGCCAGACTCTACCCCGGCCTTTCTGGATTCCAGCATTCTTGCGCCTAGCACAGCCATGTATTGCTCTTTCTTATCGAGGTTCCCAACCAGAGCGGCAAAGCTACTCCCAACCTCAACAAACTCGGCTCGTGCTGACGGATCAGGAAAGCTATTCGCCATTGAGCCTCCAACATAAATGACTTTAGAATCGTCATTATTTCCATAAATCATCAATGTAGGCAAGCCGGATATGAAACAGCCTCGCTCGTAGCTAGACGATTGCCGATAATGGTGAAAGTTCATCGTGACTAGATCAACCAGCGGAGGAATTTCAACGTCCATTTCCAATGAGTCCACGCCTATAGGCTGGAAGGGTATAAAATTAAGCGTTGCACCGTTCATCTTTGGGATGATGTCGCCGCCCACCTGCTCTTCTTCGCCTCTCTGCCCAACTTTGAATAGCCTCTGCGTGTAGACGCCATTAACAAGCTCCAGTACCCTGTGAATCTGCTCATGGCTTTCTATCTCAACGAGATCATTATAATTCGAGCTATCCTCAAGCAAGCGAACCATTGAAAGTTTTTTTCTTCCGCCTTCGTTCGCATGCGCCCAATCAAGGATTGATTCCGCTGTGTATGATTTTAAGAACGATCTCGCCCCAGCCTTCCTTGCATCCGCTTCCGTAACACCTTCTGGAACCATTGAATACTCGGTGAGAATGCCCACCCGACCGACTGTCAACGCTTCCAATGAAATGTTTTGTGAAAACGAAACGAGAGACCTTCCCGTGTAATCGATATTATTTAAATCATCGATCATGGCATTTGGAACGACCACCATAGGGTCACGTCTGAACATCATGCCTCTTAGCGTGATAATTGTGCGCCAAGTTGCGCCAAAGAACGGCGTCATCATCAGTCTTGTGCTATATGATTTATCGCTTTCCTGCTCCAGCTTGGGCAGGTAGGCCTCTCTTTTGCTGTGGACTTCATGTTCACCCGCTGCGGCATCTCTGCACATCTGCCAACGAGATTGCATGTTTTCGTAATCCTGATGTGTGAATTTATTTGATGTGGTCATAACATGCCGCCTAGTTTGATTTGTGAGTGCTGTCTGATTATTGGGAATTCGTAAGCAATCGGATACCCGAAGCAGTCATTCTGATGGTCGAATCCGCTCTTTTTGTCAGGCTCGCCGTTGTCGTCATAGGACTGCTTTTCAAGGCAAGATGCAATCGTCTTGCACTCTTTTGAGTTTACCCAAAGTTTGCCTAGTTGGAATTGTTTATTAACTGAGTTGATGCGATCTTTAACTGGTGGGTTTGTACTATTCGCCCTGATCTCAAAGCCATGCTGGCGTAGGATGGACAGGTCTGAAATGGATGCATCGCTGCTCTTTCTGCTGCCACCTGACGCATCAGGGTAAACTATTATTCTGTGGCCTTTGTCCTTCCAACGCTCCTTGATGATTCGCGCCATGTCTGGTGTATCGAATACGTCTTTTAACTCAGCTACAGCATGCCAGCCATTCTCACGCTCGACAAATACAGAAGCCGCCATATGCTGCACGTTGAAATCCATACCGATCCTGAGCGTTTCTTTATCCCTGATGGTCTCTTTGCTGTCATGCGTCACCCGGTTATAGCTTCGGTAAACGGTTCCCGATTTCAGATTGACAAACTGACCGTTCAGATAAGCCGCGATGAGTTCTTCAGGGTACGCTTCAATTAATGATTGAATATAGTCATCTGGCAGATTCTGTTCATTATCGTAGGTGCTTGCCTGAACGATACCGTAGTTTTTAGCAAGCTCAGGTTTGTTCTGCACGTCCTCGATGAAAATCTTGTGCGTAGCCATGAAGCCTTCAGGCGTGGTCGTTACGTCGACACCGTTTCTGAGGCCGTCAACACGGTATCTCATCCTGGCCATAATCTTACGCCATGCCATCATAGCCTTGTCGATGGGCAAAACGTCGAACTCGTCCAGCATCGCGTGGCCTATTTTAAATCCAATAATCGAACCAGGGTTATCCATTGAACGACAAAGAACCGTCCCTTCATAACCTCCGTTCAGATAAAAATCCACCTCTTTGTTGCCCTGGTTTATTTTTGTATCGAAGCCGAAATTATAAGCAACCTCCTCGATTGTTGGGTAAAATATATCCCGGATCATCGGATAAGTTGGAGCAAAATAACCAGCATTGATGAGTGGGTGCTCATAAAAATGCTTGCATAGCGCCATTGCTCCGACCCAAGTTTTACCGCTTCCATAGCCGCCGACAAAAGCCTTAAATTTATTGTCAAGTGCTATAAATTGTTTTTGCGGCCTATTGGCCCTGCACCTGATTTCTTGGCTTGCTCGCGTCATATTCTTCTATGATGACTTTCGTGGGCGTTCTTCTTTTATCTGCATTGCTCAACTCCTCTTCTGTTCTTTCCCTCCATCCAGCCTGAGTTTTCAGAAAGAATATCTGACTTGTCGTATCACCGCTGCGAGCTTTCTGAATAAGGCTCTGAGCAACAAAACCAATCGCCGTGACCTTGCCCTTTTTATAACGCTCCATCGCCTCAGGCTGCCGTTCTAATATCCTGTGGAAAGTGGTCTGCCCTATCTTAAAATAGTCGGCTATTTGAGGAATCGTCAGGTATGCGGATAATGCTTCAATCTGCGCTATCTGCTCATCAGTAAGAACCTTCTTTGGCTTTGGATTAAACCCCGCCTTCTTCTCTGTCATCAGTCACTTACAGAATCAGTTTGATTTCATGCTATTGAACGTCTGACCGGATTGTTCGTGAATAGCTTCTTTTCCAGTAAAATCTTGCCAGCGTTTGATGATTACGTCGCAGTATTTTGGGTCGAGTTCCATCATAAAACACTTGCGCCCCGTCTGCTCTGCTCCGATCATAGTTGATCCAGATCCACCAAATAAATCCAGCACGTTTATTAGTTTTATATGATTACCGAATGCTCTCACAGACAAAGCGACTGGCTTTTGTGTTGGGTGAATATACCCATAATCCTTTTTTATAGACCAGAGATCACTCTCATTTTTTACAACCTCGTCAATTTTGCCATTAAAAAGACAAAACTCGTGCTGATGCCGATACCCATTACCAAGCCCAAAGACATTTTTAGCCCAAACAATACACGCCTTATAAGACAGCGATCCTTGCAATACACTATAAAAATTCCAGTTGCACCATATATAATACGCTCTCGGATCAACTGAATTAATTACGCCACAAATATCAGCAATGAAATCACGAAACTGATCATCAGGGAGATTATCGTTCTTAATAATCTCGTGTTTTCCAGACCGTCCATTAAACTGAACATTATACGGGGGGTCAGTAAAGACTATATCAACCTTATAACCATTCATTAACCTATCAACGGCATCAATACTCGTACTATCCCCACACATTAATCGATGATCGCCAAGCAACCAAACATCACCGAGAACCGTTACAGGCTCTGCTGGTGGCTCTGGAGTATCGTCCTCATCCGTCAGTCCTTCCTTGACCTGCTGCGGAATAAGACCATCAATCTCATCTTGAGAGAATCCTGTAAGCTCAGTATCAAATCCAAGATCAGCAAGTTCCTCGAATTCAAGCGCCAGAAGTTCATCATCCCATTCTGCTAGATCAGCCATTTTATTTACAGAAATACGGAACGCTTTGATTTGGACATCCGTCATGTCATCGGCAATGATGACCGGAACTTTCTCTAAATTTAGCTTTCTTGCCGCCTTTAGCCTTAAATGGCCATCTATCAGGCTACCGTCTGACTTTGCAAGAATGGGAACTCTGAAACCGAACTCATGAATAGCGGCAGCTATCCTGTCCACGGCATGATCATTCTTGCGTGGATTTCGAGCATACTCGATGAGCTTGCTTGTTTCCCATTGCTCAATTACATGCACTAAATATCACCTTCTTGATTGCAAGATAACTGTTTATCTTTTATCGGAACAATACCAAAAAAGACCGGCCTTTAACCGGGCCGGATCGGATGCTATGGATAGCAGAGGATATGGAACTATAAAACCAAAATAATGAAGTTGTACTATACAGAATTTTGCCGTATTTTTCAATGCTTTTTCGCGGTATTTGCTTGAAATTTATATGATTTCTTTCAATTTTTAATCTCTTGGTCGTAATTCCCCTTCCTTCATGTGTGGGATATGGCTGCGTGCTTCTCAGTTTTATCATCGCCGCGTTCATACGCACTCAAATTCATCCACGTCATCCGACAGGTATTCTCTAACATCAGCCTCAGTGAAATAGGTGTCACAACACCCTTCCGTATCGCAGCGCATAAAGAAATAATAATTACCTAACTGATCCTTCCCCGACCGATACATTGATTGCGTGCAATTCGCTATTACTCCGCCAGCGATCATATGTGTAATAACACGGTCAACATCTGATTGCTTCATCTTCCAGCCGATCTCCGCTCAACGTAATCTTCACACCTCTTGCCATACCAGATGCAACCAAGCAACACATCCGCCAGGTTGCATCAATGGCAAATGTTAACCTGCTATGCCATCTTCTGTGATCGGATCAACAGGTTAAACAGCGTCAACAGGCGCATCAGGGTTAAGCTCATCAGCGGCGGTAAGTGCATCATCCAGTCGATTCAGTGCAGCCAATGCCTCTTCTGGAATATCAACATCTTCAAGCGCAACCTTAAGGGCTTGGATCTCAGTAATGATCTTCTCGACTGTTTCAGTCTGGTTATTGAGCTTTGCTGCTAGTTCGCTTACTTTCATGTTTATTACTCCAATTAAAGCTCCAGCCGTTTTAACATCTTCTGCTCACTCACCCGGCTGGATTCGTGGATGTGCAGTTCTTTTATAATTGTGCTCAATGCCTAAATCTCCATGACTTCAATCTCATATCTTTTTCCTACCCGGTCGATCCTATGCGCTCTACTCCCATGTCTCATGAATGAGATCGATACTCACGCGCTTCATATAACGATCGCGGCCATCTCCCATTTCAGTCACATCGAACCGAGCTATACCAATATCTCTAACATAACAACCCGACTCTTGCTCTAGCTTTTGTAAAATTTCAGATATCTGTCTTTCTGCTTCTGTTTTTTTCATGATAAATCCCTGTTATCCTGTCCAGTCATCCCGATAGCGTAATGCAGCAAGCAGATTGCATCCGCTTCGTTATCATTAGATGGCTTGTGCCCAAGCCTCTTTGCAGCCTCTATCATTGCATCCTTGTTCGCATTGCCTTTACCGGCTGCGCTCCGTTTAATAGTCCCAACAGGAACGCCTTGGTATGGAATGTTGTGATGCTCACACCATGCGGTAAGCGTGGCCAGAAATCCTCCATAAGCATGCGCAGCATCCACTCCAACGTGACGCCTGACTTCTTCCATAAACACTGTGTCGATACCGCCAGCACATTGCTTCATCTCGTTAAGCCACCTCTTGAATCGCAGGTAGCGCATGCCTCCTCCTTCAAATCGTTGCGGCTTGAAACATTCACATCCGCTCATAATCGATCCATCACGATTGAGCAACGCCCAGCCTGTATTGGTTCCCAAATCCAATGACAAAATATTCAACATTCCTCCTTCTTCCAAAGCGCCCTGACCTTCTCCCAAGATTGCCGGTCGCAGTCATGACCTAGCCTGTAATAGTTCGCTCCCCTCGCCCTGTCTTCATCGTCACTAACAAATGATTCATCCAGGTCTCTTTTAATGACAGATTTAGCTCTTTTGGGTAGCTTGTCCCATTCTTTGATCAGGGTGTCGCAAAAGAATGAAACCTGTATGGTCATCCTGCCGCAGTAGTAGCGAAATGCGCCGATCCAGATAGTTTCTTTTTCTTTCTCAGTCATTTTTTTC